TTGGATCTGCTAAGTGTTTAATATATTCATCAATCAATCTACTAACAGCCTCTGGTTTTTCGTCAGCCTTAAACTTAACTTTTATTTTAGCTATACCTGTTTGATTTGGGTTATATCCAGAATCAACCTCAATACCTTTGATATTGTGTTGGTATCCTTTCTTCTTAAATAAACCCAATAAAGATTTCTTAAGACGAGATACTTCTTTGTCTTCATCACCAAATATTAGTCTACAACTAAACTCAATGTCTAGTTCTTCTAATCCGATAGATGAATGATCTGCTAAAATATAAAGGGGTACCACCAAATCCTTACCTGCTATATTGAAAGAGGTAGTGATCGGTGTACCGTCTTCATTAAAATAGTTTCTAAGAGCATTAATGTGCTGCTTTTCACTTATACTTTGAGAAACCATGGCAGCCTCTAAGAGGCCACCAACTAGTTCTTCTATGTTTAATCTTGCCATATGTTGGTTTTAGTCAAGAACTCTTACTTATTCTCTGCAGTCAAAGGAATCAAAGACGGCTCTAACATTTGTGTTAGATAGTCTGATAACTTCAACATACCTTCAGTAGGAGGTAATTGTTCAGCATGTACTTTTACATTGTATTTAGCTGAATTATCTGTACTTCTAGTGTTTTCTTTATTAGTAGAAACTTTACCTGCCACCTTAGCACTAAAGCTCATACCCCACCATTTTCCACCTGCAGATGCTTCATAGCTGTTTTCACTAGCTGATGTATCTTTTGATGTTTCAGATGTTTTAACTTCCATAGAGAACTCAATGTCTGCTGAAGTGATAGCCAATGAAGGTAGCGGTACTAATGGCAACATAGGAACTTTATTATACAATTTCTGTATAGTTTGTTCACCTGTATCACCGTCAGTAACTACTCTGTTCATTTCTACATCCAAAGAACGAGCGGTAGTTTTACCATCTTGGTCTTTTACAAATGCAACTTCAGAGATGTACTTCCAAGTCACTTCATTTAATTTTGCTTGTCCTTTAGCCATCCCTATAATAGGGCTGACAATTAGATCTTCAATAGGAAGACCTGCAAACTGATCTGCGATACCTGCCATAACTTTTAATTTAAGAGTTTATAATTATAAAAATTTTACTGTTCCTTTATACTGTTTCTTTATCTTATTTATATCAGAAAAAGCTTCTTTAAAGCTATTCTTGATTTCATCATTTACTGAAAAGTCCATAATAATATCACAATGTGGACATGCAGAAATAGGATGTTTAATAATAAACTGTAATGTTAAGCCAATTAGCTGCTTACAAGCAGGGCAAGGCATAGCCATATCTATTTTTTCTTTTTACTAGCTGCAGGTTTAGCAGCTGGTTTCTTAACTTCTTTAACAACTACTTTTTCAACTTTACTACCAAATAAGAACTTCTTAACTAATTCAATAATATTTTTCATATTATTTATTTTTTTTACCAATCTTCCAATACATTTGGAATCCATATAATAAATTACCATTAACATCAGAACCAACTTTCAAACCATAAATCTTTTCTGATTTAGTCTTAAGCATTAATCCTGCATCTGCAGATTGTAAACCTAAAGTTTGTAATGTATTAACACTACCACCTATATATAATTGAGCCTTTGGTTTAGCATAATTAGTCACAGTAACTGTTTTAGTAACAAACGGTACTTTGTAATTATACTGCCAAGATCTACCAATAATCTTATTCTCTCTTACAGAATCTGTAACCGAGACATATCCTATAGTATCTAACTTTACACTATCATTATAAATAGCTAATGCTGTATGATTCTTAACAAGAGTGTCAAACTGCTTCTTTAGAATAGCATAATTAGTATCAGCTAAATACTGAGCTTTACCTTCAATAAATACACTGTGATAAATGATCTTACCTGGCTTAGGCTTGGAGTATATCAAACTATCTTTAACTGACCAAACAGTATCATTTATTATAAGAGTATCTAATTTTTGCTGAGAACTATTACTACCCACACAACCTTTATTCTGTAAAAGAACAAAGACTACTAACACACCTATAATAAATAAATATATTTTATTCATCTACCTTCTTTTTAAGTGAAAACTTATCACCGGTATCACCGAGTAAAGCTGCTATACAAATATACATTACAGCATCCACTAAACCATCTGAAGGTTTAATATCACCAGTTGAAAAACTATTAAATGTTAGTGTAACACATAAAAACAGTGCACACATAAAACCCACTACAGGTTTAATAGAAGTGACACCACGTTCATCTTTAAAAAGGTCTAATATCCATTCTTTAATACTCATAAATTACTGTATTAAATTTATTTTTAGGAAGAATAGCTACAAGTTCTTGATAATCAGCAAAAGGCTTTACAGGAGGAGTAGGAAGACTAGCTGATTTGAATAATTGACGCTCTAAGTTATCTATCCTAGTTTTATCTATATTAGATTGAGCCATAAGGGCTTTCACATCAGATTTAATCTCATTTACATCATTCCAAATAAGTAGACTAACAAGAGATACAAGTGTAGGAAAAATCCATACTTTTATTGCTGTCATGGAAGGGTTTTCTTTAAACATTTTGGTTCCTATTTTAAAAGTTTAAACTCATAAACAGAACCAAATGGTTTCTTTAGACTGATAGTCAATGTGTTAGGTACAATTCCACCTTTATCATCTCTACGTACAAAGTAACGTAGTCCTGAAGGTTGATTAACAACTGACTTTCCTCCACCTGCTGTAACATTTTCTGCAGGAATAAGGATTGAATCTGAAGGAATACTACGTGGAGTAGTAACAGACATCATTGTGCCAGGAATAGGGAAGCCTAAAGCATCTTTCTGGGCATAAAACTTTTTAGCCATGGTATATATAATTTATTTATAAATAAACGTGAGAAGTGTAGGATTTCTATAAACCCTACATTATAATATACAAAATATCTTTTAAAAAACATCATATATAACATAATTTACATCCTTAAACATAAACCATCATCATGAGCCACCAATTATGGACTACACTTATTAAGTACAATGTTAGCCCTAATCAGATTTATTTCCTAGACTGCTGTAGAAGCAGGATTAAGCCCACTAACATCATAAATCCAGATGCTGAAGCTAATATCTGCAGAGCTAAGGGCTATATTAATGAGCAAGGACAGCTAACAGAAAAAGCATTAGTAATTTTAGATGGATTTGAGACATTTTTAGTCAAGACTAAAAAGAAGGTAACTACAGAAGTATTAGGAGATGGGTTTCTAGAAAAAATCAAGTATTATAGGGAGTTATTTCCTAGAGGGACGTTACCATCAGGTGCAGTATCTAAGCAAACAGTAGAACAGCTAAAGAAAAAGTTTATAGATTTCTTTAAAATCTATCCTGACTATGAATGGCCATTAATTCATATAGCTACAGAGTATTATATCTTTGAAAAAGAGAAGGTAAACTTTGATTTTATGAAAAATAGTGGCTATTTTATAGATAAGTTTGGTACTTCTGAACTAGCAAACTATTGCGATCTTTTACTAGATAGCCCAGAGATTCTAGAGCCTGCTTTAGAACACTATAAAAAACAAAATAGTAAGTGGTTTCAAGAAAAACCTTAGAAAAATTTTGTTTTTATCCTTAACTTATCATAATTTTGAAACACAATAAAACAAGCTAACATGAGTAACACAACCCACAATTATGAGGATCTTAAACAGACGTTTAATAACCTTCCAATAGTAGATGGTCCAAGATCCGATCTACGTGTTATAAACTTTGAAGTATTAGAAACTATTGTAGCAACTGCTACAAAAAGAGCGGTGCTAGAAGCAAGTGTTGAATCTTTAACATCTGCTAGTAGAATTGTAACTGAAGTTTTTAAAAAATCATTTCCTAGTTTATAATACAAATCTTTTATGGATCAAAAATAGACAGACCTTATGGTGCTATTACGCATGCTGAAGGTTTAAGAATAGGTCTAAAGTACATCAACGATAGACGTAAAGGACGTATTAAGTCCTTAAAAACACCATGGGATGCTATTAACAGTGCTACTATTGGTGGTATAGAATGGGGGAGCCTAGTTACAATTGGTGCTCGTCCTGCTGCAGGTAAGACTATGTTCATTAGTCACATTCTTAGAGAGTCTAAAAGACTTAATCCTGATCAAGATTTTTCCATATTAGAGTTTCAGTTTGAAATGGGTGATGAATCCTATGCTGCAAGAGAATTTGCGGCACAGGTTGCTATGGATTATAACGTAGTGCTCTCATCTAAAAAAGAACTTGATGACTTTGCTTACGGACAGATGGAAATCTATCTTAAAGAGTCAGAAGAACTAGAGAAACAAGGTATACAAAGAATACGTATAAAGAAACCTCTCACTGCTCCTGACATAAAAAAAGCTATCCATCATTATTTTAATGAACTAGGCGGTAAACCAATGATTGTCACTATTGACCATAGTTGGTTAGTAAAAAAAGCTCCAGATGAGAGAGAAAAGTTACAGACTCTATACAACATAGCAGATATGCTGATTGATGTAAAAAGAGACCTACCTATAATTGTAATTATCCTTACACAACTTAATCGTACCATGGAAGATGTATCACGCAGAACTCCAGGTACAATTGCTAACTATCCTAGCTCATCAGATATATTTGGTGGTGATGCTCTTATGCAAGGATCGGACTTAGTCTTTGCAATAAGTAGACCATTTACACTAAACATAGAAGACTACGGGCCAGAACACTATCAAGCTAGTAAAGAAAACGTATTCCTGCATTTACTGAAGCTACGTAACGGTGCTACAGATGAGAATATTATTTTCTTACAGACAGATTTTAAAAGACAAAGAATGATTGAGTCAGCTGCTCCACCAACTTTACAGCAGCAACCACAAACATGGACACCAAGAGGACCTAGAACAAACAGACAAGCACCTTCGGCTGATGTTGGCCAGGAATTATAAACAAAAATACACAGTATGACAAGTAACACCCCACAAACAATGGACATTAAAGAGTTAAAAAAACTCAAGCTTGAAGCAGTGAGAGACTATCATCAAGATTTAATTGATGATTTAGATATCCCACGTACAGACTTCAATATGAAAATGCCATTCTATGATAAACATGGTAGAATGGTAGTAGGCATTTTCTCTTCAGAGTTTAGAAAAGACAAAGGTTTTTTCTTTGAACTAATAACAAGAGACTTAAGCCCTGCAGATGCAGATCGTAAAGTTTACAGAGTTCCTGTAAGCGGATCTTATGAAGAAGAATATGAACTTAATGAAAAAGGTTCTTATCTTGTTCCTCTTGAAGAATTAAGAGTAGTAAATCCTAGCTCAGTGGCTATTAAAAAGACAGGAATGTTTGGTATTGATACTGAAGCATTACCTTCTTCTTTACCTAAGACACCAATGCAAGCTTACAAAGCTCCTGCTACAATGGAAGATGCACCTTACAGTGACATGACTATTAGAGACTACTATGCTATCCAAACAGGTAAGCCAGTAAGTTCTAAAATATGGTTAAATGAATTAATTAAAACTACAAAATAACATATGGCACAAGGAATATTAATCATTGCAGAGTCTGGGTCAGGTAAATCAACAGCTATTGAGAACCTAGATCCAGCAGAGACATTTATCATAAACGTAGCTAACAAAGCTCTACCTTTTAAAGGATGGAGAAAGAAATATGTACCGTGGAGCAAAGATAACCCATTGGGTAATCTTTATTCTGCTAGTTCATCAGAACAAATAGAAGCATGCATGAAGTATGTTTCAGAGAAGCGTAAAGATATCAAGAACTTAGTTGTTGATGACTTTCAGTATATGAGCTCATTTGAGTTCTTTGACAGATGTGACGAGAAAGGTTACGAAAAGTTTACCCAGATTGGTGCTAAACTTGCCCGTATTGCACGTATGCCAAAAGATTTAAGAGAAGATCTATTAATTTTTATCTTAACTCATGCTGAAGAATCTACAGATATGGAAGGTAAAAAGAAGTTTAAAGCCAAAACTATTGGTAAAATGGTTGATGAAAAACTTACTTTAGAAGGATTATTTTCCATAGTTTTGTTTGGCAAAGTTAAGAAGGACAAGGACGGTAACATCAGATATATATTTGAGACGTCTAACAATGGCGAGAACACATGTAAGTCTCCCAGAGGTATGTTTACTGACTTTGAAATAGACAATGACATGAGTTTAGTCAGAAAAGCTATCATAGATTACGAGAACTAGTATTCATTTTTAATTCACAATAATTTTAAATTAACAGAACATGTTTAGTACAAAAGGACAAGAAGTCAAAACAACAGGAGGGACAGCTAAGTCTCTACAAACAGGAGTAGTTTATGCACACATTTATAGTGGGCAGATTAGAACATCCAAAAAAGGTGATAAGAAAACTTTAGAGCTGATCCTAGAAGGACCAGCATCTGATGGTTTTGAAGGTTGGGCAATTGATAAGAATGATCTAGAAGGTCCAAAGTTTACAGGACAATCAAGTCGTGTATCTGCAACCATATGGACAGATCAGTTCAATGAAACCAACGTAACCAAAAATGAGATTATGTTTAAGATTGCAGTTATTGCATCTGAACTTGGTCTTAGAGATCAGATTGATAATATTTCTGCTTCTAATTTAGAAGACTGGGTTGAAAAAGCAATGATTATGCTTAAAGGAAACAATTTATATTGGTTCTTGAAAGGTACAGAAGAAGAATACAATGGTAAAACTATCATTAAGTTATCTCTTCCTAAGTATAAGTTTGTTTCAGCAGATGAAGCTAAGCTTGATAAGTTTGATAAGAACAACCAATATCACTATAAGGCTTTACAAAATAAGCCTGTAGCTAGCTTTGAGCCAGCTAATAGTGATTTTGATATGTAATTTCCTGCTAGAAATCTGGGGGAGTAATATCACTCCCCCTTTTTTCGTTTAATCACAAGCCCATGTTTAAGATAAAAAATATGGTACATGACATCAAGGATGTTCCTGTATCATGGATATTTGAACACTTTTGTAAGCTTAAAGAAAAGCTTGCCGGGCATGATGTAAAGATTAAAAGTCTTTTTAATTCTAAGGAACGTACACCTAGTATGTGTATATACTATCAACCTACAAAAGACACATACAAGTATAAAGATTTTTCATCTGGTCATGGTGGATCTGCAATAGATCTAGTTAAAGAAATGACGGGGTTGTCTTATCATAAAGCTTGTAATCTTGTAGTAGAGAATTATAATGATTTTGTACTCCACAATAATGGGGGGTACGATGTACAAAAATTTAAACAAGCTTCTAAATATAAAGTTAGTCAGTTTGTTTTCAGATCCTGGACCACTCAAGACCAATATTTCTGGACTCAGTTTAATATTGGATCACGTCTTCTTGATGAATATAATGTAAGACCCTTAGAGTATTACACTATGCACAAGGATTCCGATGAAGGGCCCATTGATCTAACCATTAAAGGTAACTATCTATATGGTTACTTTAAATCAGATGGTACACTGTACAAGATCTATCAACCCAAAACGTTAGATAAAAAATTTATAAAAGTAGATGACTATGTTCAAGGATCTGAACAAGTTAAAGCTGCACCTTATCTAATTATAACGTCTTCTCTAAAAGATGTAATGTCTTTAAAAAGTCTTAAGATACCCACACTGAATATCATAGCACCAGAC